TGCTACTATAGATCCGCAGTCGATCATGGCTCAGATTCAATTAGTAGATCGTGGAGTAATCGCTGATACTGATCTGCGTACTAATCTGCGTAAGGGTGGATTGATTGAGGCAGGGCGTACAGATGAAGACATTGAGGGTGAAGCTGAAGACATTACAGGCTTTTAATGGCTGTTCATCCACAACTAGGAATTGATATTGATTTGATATTCTTGAGGTTTAGGCAGTTAATAGCTGAAAACAGTCGGCAGGTTAATCAATCGCAGATCAAGAATGCCCGTAACAAGCGAAAACGAAAGCGTAAAAAATGAGTACAAACCAATTTCTTATTGACGCATCAACTCGCCATGCCGTATTTCTTCAGCGTTATGCGGGTGGCGAGTCTAAGAAGGCTATCAAAACTCTGAACAGGTTACGCAGGGATATAAACGCCCGACTGTCACAGGAGCCAACAGAGTTCCAACGCAACCGATTATCAATCATTCTTGACGATATAGACCAGCTCTACTATCAGTCGTTTACTCCGCTAACTCAACAAATAAAAGCTGGCGCTCATAGTTTGAGTGCTTCAGAGGGTGCGTTTGCTGTTGATTTATTCAGCAAGGCAACCTCTTTTGATTTCATCCTACCTCCTGATTCAGCACTTATTGCTGCTGTAGAAGAGGCTCCTATGGCAGCTCCTGTTGGTATGAGTGCAATATCCATAGATGATGCTCTAGCTCAATACGGGGTAAAGAAGGCTGAACAGGTTAAACAGGTTATAACTGATAGCGTGGTTATGGGTGATACCACTCCAGACATCTCCAGAAAGGTTGGTCAGTTAATGACCACGCTGCATAGACGGCAACTAGACACTCTGGTTCGCACAATCACCAACCACACATCAAATGTTGCACGTAAAGCAGTATATGAACAGAATGATGATGTGTTGGATGGGTATCGGTGGGTTTCAACCTTAGATAATCGCACCACACTAATCTGCATGAGTAGAGATAATAAGGTTTATACGAATATTGGTATTGACCCTATGCCTCCTGCTCATTTTGGCTGCCGCAGCACAACTATTCCAGTGGTTAATCCTGAATACAATCTCGGCGCAAAGGTAACGGGGCAAAGAGCATCAAAAGGCGCGAGCGGTGGAAAGCCTGTATCTGCCAATAAATCCTACGGAACATGGTTGAAAACACAGCCAAGAGAGTTTGTTGATGAGGCTCTAGGCGCTGAGAGATCTAAATTATTCCGCGCTGGCAAATTATCTATAGACAAATTCGTTGATCCTACTGGGCGCGTTTACACATTAAGAGAATTAGAGAGAATGAATCCGTTTGTTTTTGCGGATATGTAACGTGGCAGTGCCACATAAAGAGTCAGTGACTCAAAGGAGATGATGATGTTTGTACGTTTGAACCGTGGATATTTTGATGAGGCTGGAGATGATGGTGGTGAGGGTGGTGGTGCTGGTGGTGGTAGTGAGCCAACGGTTGCCGAGTTACAGACGCAGATTGCTGCACTTGGCGAGAGTCAAACCACACTACAGCAAGAGAACGACCGTTTGAATGGCAAGATTACAGAAGCCAACAAACACAAAAAAGAACAAGAAAGAGCAGCAAGGGACGCACAAAGAGCTAAAGCTGAGGCCGATGGTAACTATGAGCAGCTATTTAAATCTAGTGAAGTTGAACGCGAATCATTGACTCAGCAATTAACGGGTCTACAATCTTCCATAGAGAGTAAGGAGATAAATGGTGCCGCGATGCGAATTGCAAGTAATCTCGCAGAAGGCGCAAATATCGAATTATTATCTGAATTTATTACTAGACGCTTGAAATTTGCTGAAGGTAGTATTAAAGTTGTTGATGAGACAGGTAGTTTAACTGTTTCAAGTCTTGATGATTTAGCAAATGAGTTCGCGGGAAGTTCCCGTTATGCTTCGCTAATCAAAGGCAGACAATCCTCTGGCGGCAGTGCCTCGGGTGGATCAAGTAGCGGCGGTGCCGTTAAAATTATGAAACGCGCTGATTTTGATGCGCTTGATCCAATCTCCCAGTCTAAATTTATGAAAGACGGGGGAAAACTTGAAATATAGAGGAATTACACAATGGCTGAAAATACACTAACCGCAATCATCCCTGATATCTATGAGGCGCTTGATGTTGTCTCACGAGAGCTGACAGGAATGATTCCAGCAGTCTCTATGGCTGCTTCTGCTGATCGTGCTGCGAAAGATCAAAATATTCAGGTTGATATTGCACCAACTATCGCTGCTGGTGATATCACTCCAGCAATGGTTGTACCTGATCCAACTGGCCTAACGTCAACTGCAACTACTATCCAGATCACTAAAGAGCGAGCTGCTTCATTTGGCTTTAATGGTAATGATCAGAAAGCGTTGAATACTGGTGTTGGTTATATGAACCACCGCGCCGGTAAGATTGCTCAGGCTATACGTACTCTGACAAACGAGGTTGAGGTTGATCTTGCTGCATTGCAATCAACTTGTTCGCGCGCATACGGTACAGCCGGAACTACTCCTTTTGGTACTGCTAATGACTATACAGACGCTTCTAATGTCCTGAAGATTCTGAAAGACAATGGCGCTGCACCAACTGATAATCAACTGGTAATCAATACTTCTGCTGGTGCTAACTTCCTTGGCAAGCAGTCAGCGGTTAATGCTGCTGGTACTGATTCAATGCTGCGTCAAGGTGTGTTGCTGGATCTCGCTGGTATGCCTATCCGTGAATCTGCACAGATTGTCACCGGCACTGCTGGTACAGCATCAAGCGCAACCACTGATACGGCTGGTTACGCTGTTGGCGCTGTTACCATCACTCTAGCTTCTGCTGGTACAGGTGCAATTCTGGCTGGTGACTTCATTAGTTTTGCAGGTGATAGTGAGAAGTATATGGTAACAACTGGTGATGCTGACGTATCAGGTGGCGGTACTGTTGTACTAGCGGCCCCCGGCCTTCGTACTGTTATCGCTGGCTCTGCAACGGCTATTACTGTTGTTGCAACTTCAGCACGTAATATGGCGTTTAACCGCTCAGCTATTGTGCTTGCTGCACGCGCTCCTGCACGTCCTGAAGAGGGTGATTTGGCGATTGATTCAACAATCATCACTGATCCGCGCTCTGGGTTGTCGCTTGAGTTCAGTATGTATGCTGGTTATCGTAAGATGCGTTATGAGGTAGCTTTGGCGTGGGGTGTTAAAAACATCAAGCCAGAGCATACAGCGATCTTGCTAGGCTAGTGTCTCAACAAAGCCTCTTCCATTCGGAGGGGGCTTTACTGATGATACTGGAGAAGATCGAATGGAAACTGTAGTAATTAAGACTAAAAACGGCCCTGTAACTATCAACAAGTGTGATTACGTTGATGGCACTCATACGTTATATAAGCCCGCTGTCAAAAAAGTCATAAAAAAGGCTGTAAAGGCTAAGTAATGTCTAAGTCAGGCACCTACATTTCAGTAGCAGAAGATCAAGAAGGTAAGAATCCGCGCATCATCACTGATGATCTTGGTTTGCTTGTAAAGGTTGGTGCTGGTGATTTAACCCTTGACGCTTGGGGCGTTAATAAGGTGTCTATGCCGATATCGTTATTCCACGGCTTGTGGACCTTCGATATCCCGCAGTCTCAGTGGTTTATGTATGAGAACGGTACTCAAGTCTATAGCTCGACGAATATAGTAAGCACTGGCGGTATTGCAGAGCTGACAGCAGACGCAACCAAAACCAGTGTAATGATGGAATCTAGGGAATGCCCCAGATACCAGCCAAATAGAGGTCATTTGTTCTCGTTCGCGGGATGGATGCCCGACAAAACAAACGATGGTATTAGAGAGTGGGGTGTGGCTACCACTGAAAACGGCGTATTCTTTAGGTTGAAGGCTGATGGTCTTCTGTATGCTGTCCTATTGCGCAACAGTGTAGAGACGCACGAAGAGTTGATTGATACTTCTGTCCTCACTGGTTTCGATGTAGAGAAGAACAACATCTACGATATTCAGTATCAATGGAGATCCGCAGGAAACTATAAATTCTTTATCGGTGATCCATCAAAAGGGACAAGTACACTTGTTCATACTTTCGACCTATTAGGTACATTGACTTCCGCATCAATGGAAAATCCTGCTCTACCTGTTCACATTCACGCTGAAAGAACTACTGAGACAGTGGTGTTGAACGCTGGCTGTGCTGATATTACCAGTGAGAATGGCATCGTAGATAAGGAGGTTTATAGTTCTGCTTATTCTGAGGCTGTGAGCGTATCAACTGATGATCCGGTGATTGTTATTAAACAACCTCTTCAGATTGATAGCGTGACGAATACACGCACCATGACTCTTGCAAGGATCACAGTTAAATGCTCAAAGAAGGCTACTTTTAAAGTATGGTCTACGCGGTCAGCAGCAGATATTACAGGTGCAACTTTCAAGGCGGTTAACAGTGGATCTTATATAGAAACCGACTCTACTGACATGAATGCAACAGCGGTTAGAGCAACATCTGTAACAGTGGCTAACATGAAGTTCATTACATCAATACCTGTTGAAGCGTTAGCACGACAGGAGGTAGATAACCCGTATCGTGGACGTATTGAGTTCCCGTTAGTGCGCGGTGATTATCTTGTTATTACTGCAACGGCGGCCTCTGGGTCAGCCGATTGCGTTGTTGAGTGGGGAGAGCAAATATAATGGCTACTATTGTTGTAGAAGATGGAACTGGTAAAACGGATAGCAACAGTTATATCTCTGAGGCTGATTTTTCAACCTATGCAACAGATCGAGGTGTAACAATCTCCGGCACCGTTGCTGTGTTGTTAATTCAAGCGATGGATTACATTGAAGAGCAACCATTTAAAGGCGATAAGGGTAGCGATGATCAGGCGCTTCAGTGGCCCCGTAGCGGCGTTATAATTGATGGGTATAGCGTTGATACGGATGCCATCCCTGTAAAGCTGACAGAGGCGTTGTGCGAGGCTGCAATAGCTATTGATGGTGGAGATAACCCGCTCTCTGGTGTTGGTAGGGATATTAAACGTACAAAGGCTGGTTCTGTCGAGGTTGAGTATATGGATGGAGCAAGAAGTACAACCTACCTAGCCGCATTGGAAAATAAGCTATCCAATTTGCTTAACTCAGGATCACGCGGCATTTCTGCGGAGGTGATTCGTGCCTGATATGCGTGAGGATATCGCTACTGCTATTGGTAATGCCTTTACTGCTTTGGGTGACATCCCAGAGACAGTCACTTATCGCCAACGTACAGACGGCAGTTATAATGCTGCAACTGGTGTTGTGTCGCACACTGATACAGATACTAGCGTTAGTGC